TGTTTTTGTACAAGTTTCGCATGGCTCGTTGTCCCAGTCTGGGATACATTTTTGGTGCCAATGTATCAGCCATTCTTTCAATGTTTTCGGCTCACTCATCGGCGGTCTCCTTTGCTTTCATTAATGGCACGACGGATGGCTCGACAAATAGGGCAATGTGGATTTTCGACCCAATGCGGTTCGTCGGCAGAGTATGATTGGCGACAAGAGGTGATGTTATCGTTAAGATGCTTGAGCATTGCTTTTTTGCTCACCTTTTTTCCCTCACTCATCGGTGGCCTCCTTTTTGATTCTCAACACACAGCATGGCAATAAACATACATAGAGTACCCGATTCTTTTTGTCATAATAAAACCCCATCCAGAAATCCCACCAGGCAAAGAAGAATTTAAGGCTCATCGGCCTCCTTCAAATTGCACGAGGCGAGTTGTCTTCCATCCCAAATCGCAATTATTGACGCAAATGGGGCGCACATTTTGTGATTCCCGAATTTCACACGACCACGAATAAACCTCAATTCCGCTTTTCCCAACACCCAATCATGGAACCACTTGGTCGATGTGTCTCCCCTCAATAAGCCAACTACAACCTTGCCTTTTTTTGATTCGAGATATGCCTTTTGAACCCAAGGCACTGGATTACTATACGGCGGATTCATAAATACGCTTTTCCCCCATTCGCGCTTCAGGCCATCTACAAATTCGCCATGAAGCGGACATGGATCATCGTCAAAATTAAATTCCGCATTTAATCTCTCATACAAAGAATGGGGTGTCGCCCAATTATCATCAGAGCCATGAGAAAGAGTAAAATCACTCATCTTTCCTCCTTCAGCCGCACCCCGGCCTCGCGGAGCATCTTTACAATAACTCGCTTGTTCGCGGCAAAGCTTTCATCTCTGTAATATCTGATGTGGCTGTGTAGTTGATCTGCCCACTTCTCTACAAACTCCTGGCTCACTTTCGGCTTCTCCTCCTCGATGGCTGCGCGGATGGCAATAATAACCCCGTCTTTCAAGTCGCGTTCCAATTCGGGGATTCTTTTTTTCTCGGATTGAACATAAACCTGAAGCAGGGTGGCCAATGTCGCCAGCATCTTTTCCTGATTCATTTTTCTCGATTCACTCGTCGGCGGGCTCCTTGCTTCAGAATCGTGATTTTGACCGGATAGAGCCCATCTCGAAGAAGACCTATTCTCGAGGCCGCTTCCGGCGATAGGTCGATCATCCGATCGTCGACGAACGGCCCTCTGTCGTTGATCTTGACGATCACTGAATGGCCTGATCTCATATTTTCAACTTTGCAAAGAGTGCCGAATGGCAGAGATCTGTGAGCAGCGGTCAGAGCCGAGAGAGAGAATATTTCGCCTGACGCCGTGAACTTACCCTCAAAATCTGCCCCGTACCAGGATGCAACGCCGTGGAATTCATCACCCTTGATCGACCACATTGACGTGAGATCAGTAATCAACGCATCAACCCGACCATTGAACCTGATCAAACCTGATGAAGTTTCTTCTCTGATTTTTTCAACCTCTGAGATCATGAAATCGACTGATTGATTGACCTTGAGAATCGCGAACTGAGCGCCGCCGATCAGACCAATGATTAACCCGATTTCAATTCCGATGATCAGTGCATCACGCGCCTTCACCGACCACCTCACCCGTCCGATATTTCTCATTCACGATATGATCGGTCAAAGCCATGATCTTTTCGCAGATCTCCTTCAGCGATGCCCGATAATAGATCGAATGAGTGCTGCCCCGACAGAAAGTGACCGCCCATCCGTTCGCAATCAATTTAATCCGAATCTCCATCTTTCTCCTCCTTCAAAAAATTTACACCCACTCACTCTCATCATGATCAATCTCGAATTCTTTCGGATAACCCGTTTTTCTGAGATCATACCGCTTTCGCTGAATAATCTTCGAGACTTCGACGAATTGGCCATCGATCAATTCCTTGATGGTAATGGAATTCGGTTTCGTCTTTATCCAGAGTTGAACCGTCTGGTGATCGAAATTCCACCCGAAACATGAAATCTGATCGAGGCGTTTTTTCACCGCCGCGTCGAGTGATAATTGAGCAAAGAGGGTTTTCTCGGCCTTCTTCACCGCGACGAGATCGCAACCAAAAATATCATCGCCTTTCGTGATGATCTTGCCCGGCCCGATCGCCATCGCTTTTCTTCCGCAGAGATGAACACTCCATCCCTCGGCGATGAGGAAATCTCTTCCCCAAAACTCGAACGCTCTTCCCGTCTCTCGACGATTCATCGATCAAAAATTGTACTGAGAACTTGAAGCCGTGACGGTGATCGTATAATCCCCCGCGATCGCGTTGTCATCGGGCAGAGTGACGTTGATCTGTGCTCCTGCAGGATTCCCGCCGACTGTGATCTTTTGAGCCGGAAAATAAACGATCGTCGAGCCTGTCGGCAATCCCGTCACCAAAAGATCGACTTCACCCGCCGTTTATCGGAGTTATGGTGACCCCGATCGGGAACGTCGAGCCGGCCCATGTGTGATCGGGTCCGGTGATCGCCAACGTGAAATCCGGTTTCGGGAGAATCGTCACTTGCAGGGTCTGTGTTTTCGTGATCGTCGGCGGCGCTTGAGCCAAGATGAAGATCGCAACCCCGATAATGGCGAGAGAACAGACGATCAATAAACCCCTGAGAAATTTGGACATCATAAAACCTCCTTGAAAAATTGATTCATGAATATCGCCAATTTTATCCGGCTATTCGATTTGAATTTTACGTTAAGGTTTTTCAAGTGCGACCGCACCGTATGAATGGATATTTTCAATTCAGCGGCGATCTCTGCGTTCGTCATTCCGATCGAAAGAGATTTTAATACCTGCCGTTCTCTCCGGGTCAGGTGAATTATTTTGACGGCCTCTGTGTTCTCTGATTCCGTGACCGTCTTCAAAATTTTCTCGATTTCTTGATTGATAATCCGTCTCTGCCGATATTTCGCCCTCAGATAGTCGGCGATCTTGTGTTTCGTGATCGAATAGACGAATGTCTTGATCGAACTCTCGCCTCTGAATTTTTCCCGATTCAGATAGAGAGAGAGAAGAACATCCTGAAGACAATCTTCCCGATCATTGTCTGCGCCGAGCCTCGAATTGATTGTCGCCCTGATCATGGGCTCGAATTCTCTGATCGCCTGTTCAGCATTCATTTTGGGTCGTCCCGATGTTCGTGTTATGTTGTTCCACATATTGGTAGGTGTCGTCAAGTCCCTTCATTCCTACCAGATGACCGCAGGTTGGTGGGAAATTATACCATTGTCCGACATGATAGACGAAAAAAAAGAGCGCCCATTTTCCCCCGTTTTTCTCAAAAATCGCATGAGCGGTGTCTTCTGATCTGACCACTCTTTCTCTGAGCGCGAACTCTTCTTGAAGATAATTATTTTCCCTTTTCGGATTCGAGAGGTAAATCCGGAGGCGCTCGATCGATTCAAAAAGCTGTTGTTTGACCGCCTCTTTCATTGACTGTCGCCCCAATATTTTTTCGAGAATTCCGCGAGTCGCGTTCTGAGATCATCTTCGGGAATATCTTCGCCATGCTCTTTGATCAAATTATCTATAAATTCCTTTCTGGCTTTAAGATATGCGGCCTCTTGGGCGGTTTGAGGCTTTATATTCTGACCGGGTTCAATGATTTTTTTCCCGCCGTATACCTTTTCGAGAACTTTCGGGTAGTTCGATGGCAGTATAATCCAATCAAAAGAAATCTGCCATCCCCTCTGACTTTCCCCGAAGAGAAACCTCTGTTCTGAAGCGGCATCGAGAATCTCCTCAATATCAAAATCGCCATCTTTGAAGCGTGCTTTGAGAGAGATCATCCTTTTGGACTCTGGCTTGATCGACGCGATTTCTTTCACCCCTGTTTTTTTGGCGAACTCATTCCATTTCGTCATGACATCTTTGAGCCATTCGGTGAATTCGAGCCTCACTTCGTCGGAACGACGTGTGTCTTTATTCCTATCGATATGATCTAGATTAACCGGAGAATCAGAAGATAAGAGAAGATCAGAATAAGACGTAAGATCTAGAGAAGGAGAAAGAGAAAGAGAGGGTAGTCTGTTTGAAGTCACTTTGAAGTCTTTTGAAGTCACTTTGAACCCATCTTGAAGTTTTTCCGATTCCTTATCAAGAAAACTGAATCTATTTATATAGTCAGAGAGTTCTTTCTTCGGTGGTGGAGGGGTTTGTCGCTTATGACGGCGAGATGGCGGAAAAAGGCGACCTTCCTCCTTTCCGGTGAAATAACCAAAAACCGTTCTCATCTGATCTCGCCAGATAAAAAGAAGCCCGTTCTCGCGATATTCGATCAAAAAATTGAGAATCGATCGCCAATCCACTCTTTTCATTTTCGGATAAACTCTCCCCATGATCACAGGCAAATCAATCTCGAAACACGACCAATCATCCGTCAAAAGATAAAGCCGAGGATAATGGAGTTGTGCCAACGTCGAACATCGGGCGAGTTTTTCTGATCGCCATAATCCTTCATGAATCATTTTTCCCATCTTGCCCTCATTTTCGGCGAGAGAAGAGGGGGGCGGGTCGGTTGGAAGCTCGTCTTGGAGGTGTTTTGATTCTCCCCGTCCCCGTTCTCTCGTTTTCATCTCAGGTTCATCCAGGTTTGATCAACTCTTCTTCTCTTGACGGGATGATCATCCTGTATTTCGTGGCTCAACCTCTCTCAGCCTGGACCGAAGTTTCTCGATCTCTCTTTCGAGATCGGCAATCGTGATCTCGTGAACATCGACATCATTCTCGGCGACCGCGATTGAATCAGCCATTTTCTGAAAGCACCGTTTACAATAGACGTCATCGCCGGATTCGATATTCGCCCCGCACTCATCACATTCACAATTGAATTCATGAGTGATACTCATTTTTTTTACCTGTCAGCCGTTTAATCGAGAATCGATAGGCGTCAATCTCTTCAAGGAATTTGTCTTTGATGTCTTTTGGCACTCTGGCGATCTTCATCTTGAACTGTTTTGAATCGAGTCGGAATTTTTCGGTGACCGCCGTTTTCCCTTCGAAACGTTCCTTGAATTCTTTGTCGATCTCATCAAATTCCTTGTGCAGAGGTTTCAGTTCGAGCCATCGTTCACATGAATGATCGAATTCCTCGTCGCTGATGAATTCCCACCCTTCTCCGGCCTCCTTTCCGGTGAAACAATACGTGAGTTCGAAATCACAACCTTGACAGATCTCTTTGCGTTCGGGTGTCGGGACCGTCCCCGCTTCAACATTCATGTTTGTTCTCTCGGCCCTCTGAACCAACTCTTCGGCATAGCTGAGATCGATCGGCACGATCCAGAAGAAATAATCGCCTGAGACTTTGTTGTAGAAAAACCAGACCCCGAACTCTGAGCCATCCATCAGTTCATAGACCGTCAGTTGACCCGGATATTTCCTGACCCACGAATATTTCGATTTCGTCAGAGATTGATTCCGATCTTTGTGGGTCTTGATCACCCGATAGACGTTCGGGCTGAGGGCCTTGTGTTCAAGCGGCACTTTCAGAGGCTTAACGTCAAAATCCATCTCAATTTTCGCATCGATTCTGCCGGAGATTTTCTTCTCTCTCCACGTATAAGGCCTTCCCTGTTCGATGATCTTCAGTCCGGCTTCGGACATGAGAATCAGATTCGGCGATTCAAGAATCCCTGACGCCCGAAATATTTTTGCGAGTTCCAGGTTCGGCAAAGGCTTACATTCAGGTTTCAATCTGCAGAGGGTCTGATAGGTATCGCAGTCGAAACCGAGATCACCAGCCCAATTTGACCAACGGGCATAGTCTTTGATTCTCGTCTTCGTGATATGAAGGTCGATGATTTCTTTGAGGCGATTTTCTTTGACGATCAATTCTTCGGCTGTCATTTTTTTGCCTTCTTCTCGGCTTCGGCTTTCTCTTGTGCCCCGAACATCTCGGTGTAAATGTCCGGGTCGGCGGTTTTCAGCACCCCTTTGATTCGACCGAGTGTCGTCGAAATCCACCTCTCTGATCTGATTTCTTTGGCCTCATCTTTGAAAACGACGTTGTCGCCAGATTTGAATTGAGAGGCTTGTTTGACCGCCGCCCGAGCCAACTTATCATCGCCTTTGCTCAGAATCCGCGCGATTCGATCGATCAGATTTCTTTCTTCGATCGCTGTCGATGATAACTGCGCCTCTGCTTTCGCCGCTCCCGGTTGATATTCGACTGCCGGAATGTCTTCGATCTTGAATCCCGCCGCCTTGAGATCATCGAGCGTGACATTCAAGACGCCCACGCACCGTTTGATCAGGCGATTATAGAGATTCGTGACCGCTTTGCGCCTGATGTTCGGCATGTCGACTTCTTCGATCGGCTTGAATTCATTCCCGATTTTACCGAAGAACTTGTCCCGTTGAGAACAGACGCCGATGTCTTCGACCGAGGTGTTCAATTTCTTTGAATGAGCCGACCCGACCGCGACGAACGTGTAATACCTCCCTCGATCATCCTCTGCCCATTCCATTCTGATATCGAGGCCCTTGACGTCGACCGCCCATGCAAGCCTGATCACCTCTGCCCCTTTGTCTTGAAGATACGGCGACCCCGGGTCTTCTTTCGATTTCTTTTGGAGAATCCAATCGGTCGGATTCGTGAGTTTGAGGCTGATGATTCTGACCTTCTTGAAAAGATCGATCGTTTTCTCCGTTCTGAGAATGATCTTTTCAACGTCTCGATCATCGAAGGTGATCAAGCTGAAGTCGCCCGCTTCTGAATTCGTGATCACTTGCGGTTCGAGCGGTTTCCCCTTTTCATTGAAGAGATTTTTTTCTTCATTCGACATCAGATTTTACCTCGGTTTTTTCGGGCGTGGTCAGCCGCTGTCTGATTTCGATGGGAATTTCCTCGATGATCTCTTCCTGACATCTCTCCACCTCTTCTTTCAGCAGGTCTCCCATCTTATCGATGACCGCCGAGAAGGGGTGAGTGATGTGAGATGTCGCGTCGGTTCTTTGGACCCGGATAAGCGGTTCCATCTCCTTGATCAAAGAGATTAACTCTTTGATCTTTTCAAGATTGAGTTTTTGCGCCATACGGCACCTCCTATTTTGAAATTAAAAAAAATTGCTATGCTTCGAGCCGTCGAATTCGCGAAGAAATATCATTCATCGATTTTTTCAGTTCGATCAATTCCAATTTTGCTTCATCGACAAGACCGAGATATTTCCCCGCTCTGAGGGCCAACTCATCCGAAGGGTTATGAGCGCCGCGTTTCCAACCGCGCAACGTCTGATGAGTAATGCCCGTATCCTTGCTCATTCGATAAATCGTGACGGATTTCTTTTTGAGCAGATTTTTGAAATTTTGACCGTAGAGGGCCGATTTCAGAATAGCTAGGTCCGTGATACCACCGATGCTCATTATCCTCTCCTACCCCCCATTTTTCTACTATAAAATGAGGGAGAAAATCGATTCTGATCTGATTTTATCGAATCGAAATCAGTCTTGTCAATGATTTTTTGATATTTCGGGAAACTTTTTTCCCCATGGCGGCCAAAAAAAAAGGGGCGATACCATCTCGCGACGATATCGCCCCTTGGGGGTGAAAAGAGATCAGGCGGGTTTCACCGCCGTGATCGAGGCCCCATCCTTCCGGGTCTTCTTCTCTGAGAGAGTCTTCTCGGTTTTCTTCGAGGTCTTCTTCCCGTTCGATTTCTTCGGGGGCGTGATCGACTGATCAGACGTGCTCTTTGTCTTTGAACCTGATTGAACCTGAGAAGATTTTTCTTCTGCCTTGATCTTCTTCTCTGCCTCTTTCTCTTTTTTCTTCTCCTCTTTGATCTTGCCTGACGCTTCTTTCTTCACGCCTTTGAATTTGTCTCTGATCTCGGCATAAGCGGTCCGGAGTTCTCCCCGCTTCTCCTCTCTCTCTTTCAGATAGAGGTCGTGAGCTTCTTTCTCGATCTTCGGGAGATCGATTTGATAATCATGGCCGTGCTTCAGCACGATCGGTGCCTCGTGATCGACGAAATAATTGAGGCGGTCTTGCTTCGCGACGATCGTCAGAATCGAATTGTCGTTCATCAGTTCGGTGGACGCACCGTGCCATGCCCAGAGTGAAGAGCCGAACTCTTTGTATTTCGAGTTCGTCCCCATGAAGAGATCGAGAAACGTGGGCGATTTCGCCGGGGGGAGAAGACCGCGCCGGATGGCGGCGAGGGTCAGGAGGGCGGCTTGCTCGGCGTCGAGCTTCACTTCTTTCATCTTCGCGTGCCAGCCGCTGAGCGCTTTGAATTTCGGAATGAGAATCTTCAGCGCCTCTTTCGCGAGCCAGATGATCTCTTCGAGTTCGAGCGCGCCGGAGTGCTTCCGAAACATCACCCGCTCGTATTCCATGCGGAAGCAGAAATTCGAGCAGACGAAAATCTTCTCGAAGCACCCGAGCGTCACCGCGTGAGTCTTGTCGATCGAGTTCAGGATAGAAATTCCATGATTGAATTCCTTTCCCGGCGTCTCGACCTCCCAGCAGGCGATCATCTTGGACTCGGGCCTGATCGAATACTCTTTGTTCACGATCGCGAGACCCGCATCCTTCACCGCGACCCCCACGGCGTCAAGAATTTGTGCGTGCGAATAGGGATGCCATGACCCCGTGAATTCCGGGGCCTTCTCTGCCCGGACGACCGCTTCGGTCACCCGATTGAGAGTAGGTTGTAGAGAGTTGGTCATAAAACACCTCCATAAAATAAATTGAATTTACGGCAGACGGGGTTGGGACCGTCTTCCCGCATTACAGAGAGGACCCGAGCCCTCTCTGCCCTCTGCGATAGAGGGGGAAAGTGAGTGGAGGTGTTCTCAATCATTGACACGGAAATCGCCGCTCTCGATGAGCGCGGCAATCCCGTCAATGACTTCATCCAGTATTCGCCTGAGAGTCTCGACCGATGGAACGTAGGATTCGCAGGGCTTACGATAATCTTCAGGGTCAGGATTGCATTCTCTCTCGAATTTTTCGCATCCGGGGCAAAAAGCCGACTCAGGTGATCTCTGCATTTCCCTTTTCCCGTCGCGCCCTCTGCTTTTCATTGAATTGTTTATAGAGCTTCAGAGCTCTGACGATCGCCTTCTTTCTCGTCCGATGTTCGACGATCTTTCTGGATTTCCACGTGATCTTCTTTTTTGAGCCTTTCGGCTGATAGACCCAAGAGAGGAATTTCCCGTTCCCGTTCCTTCCCGATGAATAACAAAACATCCATCGTCGGCCTCTTGAATGAGCGGAATAATATTTCCACTTGAGACCGCTTGGAAAATAGGTCTTGGGATTCTCCCTTGCCCGACGTTCGAAAGTCTTGATTTGAAGATCGCCGCAAATCTCGTTCATCAGGGCATCGAATTCTTCATCAGTCATGTTCGACCTCAGAAAGAAGGTTTTCATTTTCAAAAGCCATCAGCCATACGGCGTTCAGCCGGACACAAAGCGTCTCTCGCGGTTTGCCGATTGAAGAGATGGTCGGAACGGGTTCGAGAAGAATGACGACGTCATTCAATCCTTGCGGGATTCTACGAACCGCTTTTACTGACCCTGCCCTGAGATAATCTCGCGCCGCGCTTGCGGGAATGTAATACATCACTCGACTCCATCGATCAGCCATTGCCTGATCTGCGCGAGACTCATGCCGCCATCCACTCGGTCAAGTCCCTGATTTGCCCTCAATGTTCGAATCTCCGACTCACTTTCCCTGTTCTCCGACTCGCGCCGGAGAACCTTCGCCGCTTTCCCTTCGCGGATAAAAGCGAGCTTCGCCATAAAACACCTCCAAAGAAAAAAATTTGCCGCTCAGACTTGGGACTGAGCCGTGCATTACCGAGAGGTTATTATCCTCTCGGCCCTCTGCTTAACGAACGTCAAAATACTCCATACACGTAGCGAGAAGATTGTTGTAATCACCGGACGTCGCCTTCCCCTTGAATTTTTCAATCTTCTCTAGCGACCAACCCGCCGTTCTCGCCGTCAGGAACGCCCGCGCGAGAATAGAAAGCACGTTCCCGTCCAGTCCGACCAAATCAAGCCTCGGTTTCCGAATTGCCATAAAACACCTCCATATAAAAAAGATTTACGGGGCGGGGCTTGGGACCCGCCAGCCGCATTACCAGACCCTCAGCGGGTCTGGCCCTCTGCGTGTTTCGGGTCGATTAATCGTCTCAGTCGTGATCGACGTTCAAAAATCTTCTTCTGTTCATCGATCAAGAGCCTGAGCAATCGCTTTTCCCGATCGGTCATTCGGCTCTCGGCTTTGAATTCCCGAATGGTCATGCCCATCGGATTCTCCCGAAGATAAAGAGAAAAGTCGCCTTTTGATCTTCGACCGTGAGAGATCGAAATTTCTCAATTATCTTTCTTTCTCTATCGCTCGCCCCTCCGGAATAACGTTCCAAATATCCGGCATCACAAATCGTCTGAAACGCCTCTTCCCAGTTCATCGTCAAACTCGGCTTGTCGATCTCTTCGAAAGTCCGAGAGACTACCGGGGCAATCGCATCGTAGGTCTGCGTCATCAGTTTTTTGAGAGTCATGAGTTCGGCGAGATAGAAAATGTTTGGGGTGCAGGCGAATTTCATAATGATCTCCCGAAGACGACGCAGGTTTTCTTCGCCCCATCCACGAGGCCGTCGAGATAAAGAGCCAAATCTTTGTGAATCATCCACCGAACGGGGCCATAACTCCGTGTCCCGCCGAATTCCATTGATTCTTCGATTCGATAGAATCGAACATCGCCGGGCTTGTAGGAAGCGATCAGAAGTTCCCCTGGCTCACTCCCGACTTCGCGGACGGGCTTGCCGATCACTCGACCGAAAGCCTTCAATCTGTCCCACAGATCAAAACCCATATACGTCATAAAACACCTCCAAAGAATTGATTTCAGATCGAGCGAACCCGATCTGTTTTCTGAAATCAGATTCCCGAAGGATTCTGATCTCAGAAAAAGGCTCAACCACAAAGATTGAGCCTCGATCTTCTTTGGTGTTTTATGGAGGTGTGATCAATAATCTTTCTCAGCCTCGCGACACCACTCGCGACGGGCCTGATATTCGATTTTTCTTTCAGCCGATCAGATCAAGAACTTAATCACAATCCAATCTGACTCGGCACTTCAAAGATCAATCGATCTTCGAACTGAAGATCGCTTCAGAGAGAATTCCCGATAAGGGAAAATCAGAGAGGGGATAGGCGGCTTTCACTGCTCCGATCATCCGTCTTTCTGATCTCTCTTGTTTCATTTTCATTCTCATTTTCGATATCATTCTCTCTCTCAAAAGATTGTGAGTCAACGACGGCCGTTGATTGCCAGAGAAACCAGAGAGAGGGAATCATCCAAAGCCGTTCATGGTGAAAGGGAAAAACTATTTCAAACTATGTTCATACGTCGTTCTGACCAAACAAGATACCGTCACGGGTCGAGATCAACTCCCTGGTCTCGTGCCTTATGTTGAAGATAGGAGATCAGATCGAACGTCTGATATCTATGCCCCAAAGAGATTCGGCGCACCGCCAATAAACATCGATCGACGTTTCCCGATCGAGATTCTCGATCTGCCAATCGGCCCCTTTGAATTCCTGCGGCATCCATTCAACCGCGGCCAACCGGAAATCTCCAATCTGAATGATTCTCTTGACCGTCTCGATGCGCCAAAATTGATTCGCTGAACATTTCGTCGAGCCGTCCACTCTGAGAGAACACTTTCCTTTTTTCTCTCCAGGGATTTTATTCTCGTTTGAGAATTCCGAACCGTCATCGGAGAGACAATAGAATTTCCGAGCGCTGTATTTTCTCTCCGCCGTCCCCGGCTTGTACCACTTCTCGAACGGCTCCCAGAGATTGACGCCATGAAGCTGAATCATCAGGTCGCGCTCCGGCCAGCCGTTCTCTTCGATCAATCGGTTGGCGATCTTGTGACCTGTCCCCGCATAAGGCTCCCCACAGAGCCAAATCGGAAGATTGACGCCCCGTGATTTGAGGTGATCGCCGAGCGGGATTGCCCACGTTCTCGCCCATTCTTTCAACGTGACGAGATCAACATTACCCGGACCGAAATCCCCCGGCCCTTGAAGTTCATTCCCGAACATGAATTCATTCCCCTCGAGGCCGAAGATTTCAATCGCTTGATCAATCCACCAGAACCAATATTCGATCGCGTGAGGCCGAGTGTCATAGACGGAATCAAGGTTGTTCGTATTCCCGCCTTCTCGCCACCAGCACCATTGATAAGAAGGTCGGCAGAGTTGAGACGGGAGAAGATCGAAAAGAATACCGACGCCGCATCGAGCGAGCGATCTCTGAAATCTCTCCATGAGCAATCGCCACTCCGGATTGATCGAATAACAATCATACGGCATATCACTTGAAACTCGATTGAATGGCGCAACGCGCATCCCCTCTTTCTCTTCTGCTCCCGGAAAAATCCTTACGAGATCGACGCCGGCCCCGCCGACATCCGTAGAAAATTGATCAATCTGACCATCGGTGAAATCTTTTCGACAAGCGATATCAACAGAAAAAAGGACAAACGTGACAGGGGCTTTTCTCGAAGGGCGATGTTTTCGGCAGACGAGGCGCGGCTCGACAGAACCTTCACAATATTCAGGACACCACGGCGACCAAGCCCATCCCGTTTCAGGACAGATTTTGAATTTCGGCGGGGGTGGCGGCGGCGGTGGCTGATGAATCTCGCAGATCTCTGTCGGCACATCTTTCTTTTTTAATCTCCGACTCTCTTTTCCCGGGCAATATCGGTTCGGCCTCCTGCCCGATGATCGGCAGACTTCAACCGTATCCCAATAAGCATCACACGAACCCCACGTCTTTCCCCACGTCTCGCAAATCCATCGTTTAACGTTGATTGCCATATCTATCCTTCATTTCAGAATCGATCAGGTTCGAAGATATCAGCCGATCATGATGATCTGATCATATAAATATTGATCTCTCAACCTCGATTAAACCTGAGAGATCAACTTCCGGCCAAGGCCCCCGTGAACGTCCACCAATTTAACCCATCAAAAATACATTGATACAACTTTCCCCCGGATGATGAATCGTGCACATAGCCTGTAAAGCCCGCTACGGCGGTCGGCCATATTGCGTTTAATTCCGCTTCAGTCGGGGGGTCGCTCACATCAGAACTCTCAATATTCAAAATGACGCCATCGAAGACGGGACTGATGTCTGAGCTAGTCAATGCCTGGAGAATTTCATCATAATCCGGTGCCCCACTTCCCAAACCCGCTCCGCTGATCTTGTGATAGAGTTTATCGTCGTCTGAATCGCTGACGATCATCCCGTTTTGAGGATTTGATAGGTTCGCCCGTGGGTCACTCTGTCGCCAATGATTCTTGATTCGATTATGCTGTTGGAACGATTCAACCTGTCCACTGATCGCATCATCCCCGTCGATCATCGCCATGTTAATTCTCCTATATATCCGTCGTTTCGTTCATCTTCATTTTTCCCGGCTGACCATCCGCAAAATGATCATTGGTCTCATCGGCAAGATAAGAATAAAGGCGATCGAATTCGGATGCTGTCGCCCAATTGTCGGCCAGCACATTCTCATCGCCCAAAACACAATACATCCGAAGCAGATATTGTAGGTCGATTCCTTCAACATTCAAAGCAAATTGTAGGGGGTCAACATCAGTAGATTCTGCGTAAAAATAGCGAGCCTGATCACCAAGCCCAAGGACATTTATCCCATACGGGTCTTGAAAGCGGAAGTTGTCGAAGACATCAAGCAGGAATATCCACTCTATCGGCAGTCGGATATTGATTTTTTGATTGCCATAACCGCGCTTCAATAATTCTTCGGCGGTTCGAGTATAAGCAAAATCGACGTTCGTGCAGTTCGGCAGAGCAAAGAGAGATCGTTCTTCAACTGATTGTTCGAAGTCTGAAATAGAAGCGGGTCGGTCATTCTCGACAACACCAAGATAAGCGTTCGCGGTGGGGATGAAGCCGTAGGGCGATTTAATACTATTCACCTGTTCATTGAAATTGAAGGATTTGTCCGCTTCTTCGAGTAAATCGATCTGCTCAAAAATCAAAAGATCGGTCGCATAGTCAGAGACATCTTTCCGCCCAACTTTTATTTTCCCATCCGCCGTTGACCAGCACTTTATCCCGAATGAGAAACAAAATTCCTCCAATATTTCAAGCGGTTGTCGGGCCTCTTGAAATATCATCATCGCTGAATCGGCCGCGAGGTCCATCTCTTCAAAGAGTTCAGATAGATCAAAAAATGAGACGAGATCGAGTTCCGCTTCCGGCACACCGACGATAAATGCAAAGAAAAATAATAGAAGCCAAGCCGGATTCTCCACAAAACCGCCATCAGAACCGATACTATTCCAGAGATCATACATGAAGCCACAACAGTTGAATGTTATTTTCGCTGATTCTTGATCTGACGTAAACGTGATCAAAGTCTCCCCTGAATCGCCATACGTGACGGCATAATCTGCTGGGTCGATGAGCGCACCATCCGCGAAAACTTCGATAATAGAAGAGAGAGAAGCCCAGCTTGCAAGATATTGGTAAGTCGTCTGATCAATATAAACGGCTTCGATTGCTCCGGGCGCATCGCCTTCCGTGTGTGAACAACGCCCCAAAGCTCCCGGTTTGAGGCGACCGATATGCTCCGGTTTTATGTTCGGATATTCTTCCAATGAACAGATCTCTGTCGGGACACGCTGATTGAAGTATCGAGCCAAGACATCACGGAGTTTAACCTCGAACACCGAACTTGGGTTGTTGTGATCGACCACCACTCCGCGAAATAACGCCTGCATCCATGCTTCCGGTTCCCCTTGCCAACCGATAAAAAATTCAACATACTGATTTTTGAGAATATATTGGGCGAGAAGTTTTGAAAATTCCAAATCAGCGTTCGCCAAAGAAACCGTAAAATCAGGGAAGATCGGCGCGCCTGTCGAATCATTCGTCCCGCGCCGGATGCCGCTCATTGATAAAATCTTGCCGTCCCAAAATGTCTCAGTTGCGCGGGTGTCGATCGGGGCATAATAGCGGTAAATGTAGGTCGCGCCTTTCCATCGCCATTTTGATGTGATGATCGGATTTTTTGAGGTTTTTTTGTCTGTCACATAGATAATAAAACGGGGGCCTTCTGTCATCAAACCATCAGTGGCCGCTCTCCAATCTCCGGCGTAAGCATCCACATCGCCGAGAGCCGTCCCGCCCTTTCGTAATCGGAGTTGATATGTCCCCTCTACCAGAGCAGGCATCGCCGCAATCGTGATCTGCGTATCAGAATCAACGGAGAAATCCCCTAGCGCTCGGTTTAAGGTCGTTGTTCCTTGACCCTGCAACCCTTCCAAATAAATAAGACCGACCAGCCCTTCCCAACCCCCACCCCCCGGAATTCCATCCGGGTCAGGCCCTAGATCACGAATCTCGATATCATTATTATTGAATCCTACGCCTGTTAAGACAAGGGGTTCTCCCCCCGCCGTCCGAAATTTATATCGGCTCAAAGCACTCACGACCGGGTCAAGATAATAGAGGTCGATATATTGCCATTGAAAAATTAAATCCCCGAATGTTCCAGCCGCTAGTTGTGTGGTCACCCTATTCCAATTGCCGGTCGATTGCTCATAAAAACCGTAGAGGTAGACAAGAAACCCGTTCTTGAAAACATACGGCATCATCGTGTAGGTGACCTGACCGCTTGCCCCCGCGTCTGAATAGCTCCAATGGTCATAGGTGTACCAAACGCCCTGCTCATCACTCGGTGTTAATTCTATATCGGGAATCCAGATTGCGGATTTCTTCGTGCATGGACTTTGGTCGCTCCCACCCACGACGTCCCACTCATGAACTCCATCCGGGGTTTGTCCCGTCGAAACCAGATAATCGATAATATCGGTCTCATCGAATTGCCAAAGATTGATAAGAACCTTCTCTCTTGTTTTCAGATCGAAAGTCGGCTTATAGCGCCCCACCAAATGCATCTTGATAGGGTAGTTGGCTCCGTCCATGAAGTCCCAATCATAGGCCCCTCTTACCACGGAGCGATATTCATTCGCCTCAGCTGGCCCTTGACTGATGCAGGTCCAAGCGGCTCGGCAACCAGGGATATGAGAGACGCCCCAAAGCGATTTTGAATGGAAAGTCCCGGTGTCGGCACCTTGAGCATAATACCTATTCGCCTGGATTTGAGTCCACCGTCGATGAGGGACTGCCATTAATCGTGCTCCGTCATTTCATAGGAAAAGTCGATTGTCTGGACTCCGGCACCACCCGCTATAGTTATGACCGCTACTTGCATCAGGAGCCCGGTTGTCGAGGACGGAAGATTGGCGTTGCTGGTCGCGATCAGGGCTCCGTTGATGTAAAAATCAATTTCGCCGGCGGCATAATCACTGACGATCATCATGTCATACACCGTGTTCGTGTTGCACGCCACACCCGTGTTCTGAGCGTTCTGCACCCCGCCATCCCGGGTGCAGGCATACCAATTCGCCCCGATCGCTTGAGAATATCGGAATATCGCCTGAGCGCAGGTCGGATTGTCCGTGTTGTAGGCCGGCGCGCTTCGTATCCTGATAGAACTCATCCCGACCCAAAAGCGACAGTCATTGTTTGATTGCGGCCTTATGAGTGCTCGGAATATAAAATTCTGCCGGACGCTACAAAAAAGATTTGAGGAGAAGATATCACCGCCCTGACCAGCGACGGCTGATGACGCGAATCGTTGCCAGGTCGTATCCTCGAATAGAAAGGAACCGCCGCCGCCCCAACTCCCTGACCCGGTAACGAAAAAACCCGCCATCCCCGCTGGAGAATAGGGGATGATCGCTCTCCATCGCTTTCGGTGGAGTTCCGGGAGAAAATCATCGGCGTCATAACCATCAACCTTACCAGCGTCAACTGCCGTCTCAAACCCGTATTCAAGCGCGTTCTCAACGACGTTGACGCGGGGAAAATCGCCCGCGTGACCAACCAAAACACCCGGGCCATCAGAGAGATCGGCGAACATATCAATCCTGTCAACGAACTCCAGGGCATTTTCCCCTGCATTGACCCGGATGTCGCGCGCCGCCTGACCGACGTATGAGGCCGGGGTATCCGTCAGGCCGATAAACGTCCCGCCACCCCCTCCTCCCCCTTCCCGGCGAAGCTGGATTAAAAGAGAATTAAGTTGAGCCACTCTCCCGCGGAGCATGATCACCTGTTCACTCGCGTTCATTACTGCCCGTTCCACTCGACCAGAAAACTTCCGAAATTAATGTATTTCGAGACGGCTGCCAACGTAACGGACATAACATGAGCAATGAGTCCCGTCTGAGCACCCGGCAGAGTCGCGGCGACCGTGGCTCGGAGAGTGCCGTTGATGTAGAAGTCGATCACGCCGTCTGCATATCGAGATACAGCCCGAAGATAATAAACCGTCGATGCGGCCACGGCCACGGCCAGACTTCCCGTCGTGATTCCCCCTGCGCCACTCCCGTTCTGCGTCCGATAATACCAATTCCCCGACACGGCGGTGTCGTAGGAGAACCCGGCGAAATGATAAAGATTGTTGATGGTCGCCGTGTGATTCTGCGAACACAGGTCACACCATATCCGCATGTTCGCGATGTCGGCGTCGGTCTTTATCACCCATTGCGCGTCATAATCGCCCTGGCGATGGCACACGACCTGCGACGACCGAATAAACCGAAAATCGTTCACGGCGTTGTTCGTCGCCCAGCGCGTCCATGTCGAATCATCCCAGACGGATGATGCCAACAACAGGCTTACTGAAAAACCGCAGCCCATCGCGGAGAACGTCGCCGAATAATAAGGCAAAATCCCGCAGAATTTCTTGTTGTAAAACTTGAACAGAAAATCCTCGGCGTGATAGCCGTCGACCATATCAGCGTCGATGGCTGAGGCGTCCGAGAATATGATTGCGTTCGCTCCGGGATTTACTCGGCAATACAGTCCGGCCTGGCCGACATAACTTGCCGGAGTATCGGTGAGCCCTAGAAAAGTCGTGATTCGATCGATAAACTCAAGCCCATTTTCTGCGGCTTTCACCCGAATAGTCTTTCCGGCCTGAGCCACATAACTTGCCGGAGTATCCGTCAGGTCAAGAAACGTCGTTGCCCCCGGGCCCCCGCCCCCGCCGCCCGATCGCCTGGCCTCCATGAGTAGGGCATTGAGAAGAGCAATATCATCATTGAGCTTCTTGATCTCTTCGGCAATATTCAAAGTAGCGCGATTCCTTTCGTCAGGGTTCGGAATTGAAGTGTCCATTCCTTCAACTCGCAAGTCGTTCCGCGCGTGATTTGAGCGGTGAAATTCGCTTCATTTTCGAGATAAGCATAATAAGCAAATTTGAATCTAGAGTTCGGGATTATCACGCATTTCCCCTCAGCCTCATGAATTTCGAGTATAATTCTCTGCAGCTGATCAACTTGAGCGGGGTCGTTTATGTTCTTGATCTTGATATTCAGTTTTTGGGCATAAGCGAGAGATTTCGACCAATGCTGACCGTAATCAGTATCGGTTCTACGACGAAAAAGAATCGGGCTTTCTTCCCTTCCGGGTTGAAGATGAGCGTTCGTGATCTCTTCGTATTCTGATAAAAAAAGTTCGCCTATTTCGATCGCGAAGGGATTGCTTTGATCGATGAATTCCACTCGCCAACTGAGGTAACTTTCATCCAAAATTTGATATAGATCATTCCAAACTGCGAGAAGACGAGGTTCCATGTCGATTGGATAGACACCGCTACCGTCCCAATCACAAGCCCCTGAATCTTCACAAGGGTCATCACATCCCTTGAGAATCAATGAGTCTCCCGCCACCCCGAGATCGGTCAAATTATGATTGAAAATTCCAACAAGCGTGATTCTCTGACTCGCGGCGAATTGGATGCAAATCCATTCGGGCGCTCCGATTGCTCCGTTCCCCGTAAAACGAAAGGGCTTTGACGGCCGCGCATTATAAAGATTCTCCGCGATGTAAAGGGTGTCTTCCGAAGAGACACAACAAAAGGAGGCGTCATCGAGATAATTAACGGTTGCGATGTAGATGCTCATATCAGGCCACCCCGAGTGCCGTCTGCAATTTTGATTTCAATCCATCCGCATTTGCGTTCAGGGCTTCGATAAGTTCAGGAATGAACCTCTGCCGCGTATAATCTCGGTCGGTGATCATCGTCCCATCGATTGAGACATAATTATTGAGATTGACGATCGGCGAAGAGGAGGGATTCGGCGTCACGATGCGCGGAAGATCGGCGAGAGGAATGATCGCTTCAGGCGATTTTTCGGCGACCTTCAGAAAAGAGGGCTTCGTCACGATGGCCCCTGATTGAGCGCCCGCGATATTTTCAATCGCTTCGATGATATCACCGAGTCGATCGACTATTCTGTCACCGAGATTATTAAGATCACTCGATGTGAGATCATAAATGTGACCGAGAAGTTCATTTCTCGCCCATCCGGTAATCATGATCTCATGGAGCATCCCTTTATGATCGTTGAGGGCCATGTTCTCAAGGTTCTGTGTATTCGTCTGAATAAGTTTGAGCCAATAAGTGACATCGCTTGATTCTTTCCCCCCGCCGCCGAATACTTTTCCCAAGATTCCCTCTACGATTTTGAATCCGGCAAAAATGGCAAGCGCAACTCCGGCAGCGATCAAGATTTCCTTGGCCGCTCCCGCTATGGCCTTTGCCATCCCGGCTATCCCTTCGCCAAGACCTGTTAAAAGTCCTTTTATTCCGGTACCGATTCCTTTGACAGCAGAGCCGAGTGTCGAAGTGATGGATTTACCAGCGTCCAGCGCTGGATTCACAAGCCCCTTAACAAGATCAATCGCCCATTTTGCAGCCATCTCACCTATAACACGGAAAAAGGAATTTTTTATATCTTCCCATAGTGATTTCCAGAGATCACGGAATGTCATCGACCCTTCAACCCATTGCTGGATCGTATTCGCCCAACCGGAGGCGATGTCGTTGTAGAGGCCGTCGAAGTAACCTTTTGCCGTCTCAACGGTCGTCTCCGCTTCTCTCGTCAACTGTGAAAAATCCAAGGTCGGCACATGAATTCCAGCGAGTTGAAGCTGAAGAGCCTGGAGATTAAAGATCACCATACGAATAGTCGCCGGAGAGACTTTCAACTGATCGGAAAGATAATCGATCTCTTTTTCCAGATCACGGACACCATAGGAGACATCCTCGAATGTCGAAGGAGCGAGATCGAGAACACCAAGAAGATCACGGGCGGGAAGCACGGCTGTTTCGATTTTCTCGCCGAACTCAAAGAATTCTTTCGAGATCGCGGCGATCGCCATTTTATAGTCTTCGAGAGTGATCTTGTTGTCTTTCAACATCTGATCGAGCCGCGCCTGATAGCCAAGAAGATCAGAGATTCGGCTCTGCTTCTCGGCGATCGTTTTGAGCCCGATCTCGGAGAGAAAATCGCTGAATTCTTTTTCCGCGGTTTTCGCGTTATTCAGTTCTTTCGCATAGCGCTCGATCTCCTCTCTTAATTCCGGAAAAGATTCCTTGAGGCCCTTCGATGCGCCGCTTGTCTTTTCATGTTCTTTTCTGATTTCTTCAAGTTCACCGCGTAATTTTGCGTAAGACGGATCTGTGGCGATCGCATTGAGGGTGGCTGAATAATCTCGCCCATGTTTATTGAAGATTTCTCGCCATTCTTCATGAGAGACGATCTGCTCTTTGATCAATCGCTTTCGGAGTTCCATCGCTTCAGCGATCGGGCCTGAATTCTTTACGATCGCGGCCATCTCCGCATCTTGCTTCGCTTTATATCGATTGATCAGATAATTGATTCCCGCCCCAAGCGCGAGAGCGCCCGCCGTCACGGCAGCCATTGGCCCTAGCGATGCGCCCATCGCAATTTTCGCCATATTGAAAGCGATCGTAAGTCCGGGGAGCATGATGAGAAGCGGCCCGAGAATGGTCATCAGTGCGCCGAGTGCGGCAACGACGATCGTGATGTTTTTCGCCAAGCCTGGATGCTCTTTTATCCATTCTTTCAAAGAGATCACGATCGGCTTTATCTCGCCGACGATTGATTGCAAAATAGGAATCAGCATACGGCCCAATTCCTCTTTGACATCGCCGACTTCGTTTTTCAATTGTTTCATTTGGCCGCCGAACTCAAGAGCCGCCGCACGGGCAGAGCCGCCGAACTCAGTCGCCAATTCCGCGAGAATTATCTTCTGCGCTTCAAGCGTGCGGCCGGATTCTACGAGAGTCTTTATGATCTCCCGTTGTTCATCGTTGAAATTCACGCCGACGCGCCTGAGAGCCGTGACGCCGAGAACAGGGTCCTGAAGCGCTTTCCCCAACTGAATCGCCGAAGATTTAAGGTCTTGACCGAGCGCGGTCGACATATCGAGCATCGTCTCAGTCGCGGCGGGGAAGACGTCTTTCCCGATATTCGTGAACGTGAGAAGAAGATTCTGACCGACGAGAATGGCCTCATCGCCGTAAGTGGTCACGGATTGCATAGAAGCGGCGAGCTTTTTGACCTCTTCTGCCGTGAGCCCAGCCACACCCTTCGTTGATTCCAGAACGGCGTTCAACTGACGCTCTGCAGCCATCTGAGTCTGCGCGGCTTTGACGAAACTCGTCATAGTGGCGGTTATAATGGCCCCCACCGCTGTCATCGCAAATCCCATCGCGCGAATATTTCTCGCCTGTTGCTCGGTCATCGAGCCAAGGGCTTTTGCGTCTTTTCCGACCGATTGAACCGCCTGATTCCATCCGGTCTTGTCCAAGACCATCTTCGCGATAATCGAGCCAGCCAGAAAACCTGCACCCGCTCCGGCCATTATTTTTTCTCCTCAAGCTCCATGAGGCGAAGATTCCATCTCATAGCCCCGACAAATGATCTGAAGTCTTCATCTTTGACCATTGCAGAACGAGAGATCATCGCCCTCTTGATCTGATCTTCATAGTTCTTTTTTTGAGCCTCCCGGAGCCAGAAATTAAAATCCCTGAGGTCGAGAGCGATCAGATCGGCGTAAGTAAAAAGACCCGGGAAAGAGCGAGCGATCGCCGCTATTGCTCTTCCCCAGGTTTCGGCTCGTTTTTTTCTTCTCCCTGCTCTTCCGCTCTGATCATCTTCATATTCACGAACCGCATGACATCGCGAATCACCCGATAATCGAGAGAATCAATCAGGTCGGTTGGCGCGTCGATCACCAGCGCGACCTGATCATAGAGTTGAGCCAAAGCGGAAGGGTCGCCGTCGATCGCTTTTTTCGTCAAGCTCTCCAGCAATTCAAAGACCGCCCTGTTCACCGCTCTCACCTTGAACACGGCACCGTTGATCTCCACCTCGTACTGAGGATAAAGAGATGTGTTAATGATGAGTTTTTCAGTCATGATGAACCTCAGACGATCGCATAACCGTACTGATAGAACTTTCCGAACGTCGCGCTCTCCTGCGAGACGAACACCTTGAACTTCGCGAGATGAAATCTCTGCGCGTCTCGCGAGAATTCCAGGGAGAACGAGCGATAGGGATAGCATTTGTAGAGGAGAATCCATTCCGATCTGATCGTACTCGCCACGTTGTTGCAGACGGGCTTGACCAAAACCGGCTGAGATTCCTCATACATGCCGCACCCGACGAACGCCGGGATAAGCAGATTCCCGAACCCGTCGAGTTCCCCATGAGTGATCACGGCCAACTGAGCGAGAGTCGACCGAGCCATCGGGACTTCGAGTTCGCAAACCGAACCCGTGATCACCCCATCCACTGCGTTCGAACCGAATCCCTCTTCCTCGACATTCGCGATCTCATCTTCAAGCCGAAGAGTGATCGCGCCAAGATGAGGCGTCAGAATCAGTTCATCGCTCAGATCGGGGGCCCATGTCACTTCGACAGGCCCCATGTCTCCAAACGGCAATCTCGGCATTGTATTTACCTCCTGTAAAATCGCCCGTTATGGAACGGGCGGGTTGCCTTCCGTCCTGAGAATATAGTTCGTAGAGAACTCAAAAAGATTATTTTCATTCGGATTCGCGATCGGCGCAGGCGTCCCGATCGCATCACACGCCATGACGTAAAACGCGTCGGGCGAATCGACGACAGGGAGATCAATCCCCGCAGAGCCATGAAGGATGGCATAGATTTCCTCGGCGTCCTGGCGTGCCTCGAAATAATTTCTTGATCGATTCCAAATCTGAATCATTTTACCCTGATAGTCTGGCAGATAACCGTTGACCTCTGCCGGCGTCCGTTCAAGAATCACCATCACGCGATCGGAGATCACTGCGCCTGTCATCGTTTTCAACGGCAAATGGCCTTCAAAGAAATTCTCGCCCAAAACCCACGACAGACCTGAATGTGAGAGGAGATGAGCGGTGATCTCTTTGATCATTTTTTCCCTGCCGCGCCTCTCGCGACGGTTTCTCCAGCGATCGCGATATATTTGTTTTTGAACATCAGGAGTTTTGATTCGAGAAATTTCGGCCCGGAGCCTGGCTCCGTCCAAGCGTGTTTTTTCACCATCTCATGCACGTAAGAAGCATAATCAATATTGAACCCGGCCAGGATGACCGTCTCTCCCATGCCGACTGAGATTTCGATCTTCTTCGAGCCTTTGAGATGGCCCTCTTTGAGCGGGGTCTTCGGTTCGACGCGATCAGAGTCATTCAAGAGCTCGGCGGCGGCATTGAAAAGCCCTTTTCTCGCCAGATCAGGAATCGTCTGCATCGTGATTTTCTGGAATTCTTTCAGAAACGGGCGCGTGTCGAGAAAAATCCCGCTCATAGGAAAACCTCGATGAATCGCTGGGTGAGGTCTTTCGCCCGCGTGATTTTCTGAATCGGAAACCGAGCGCCTTCGATCTCGAATTCCTCATCCAGAGAGATTGCCCGATTCGCGATCAAAATAGACTTATCGGAGATCACCTCTTCGCCCTTAAAATTGACGAATTTCGTGATCTTATAATTGATATAACATTTGATCTCTTCATGATCTTCAGAGATGATCTCGCCATGTTCATCGTGAGTCTTCGTGATCAAAACCGCGTGATCGACCAGATATGCGTTGATCATCCGTGCGTCTCCCGATACTCGATCGCGATCTCAGAGGTCGGGGAAATCGAATGTTCACAACGCGGGTGAATCGGCGGTGTCTCCTCATCCGTAAGCATCGGATAATCTCTCGCCGTTCCGGAGATCGAATAAACTTGCCCTTCGAGCGGCGCACAGATCTCACAAGGATTCGCGTGAGAAGAGAAGAGAACGAGATCGCAACCATACTCATTACACGTCGAGATGGTCGCGTCCGATTGAGCCGACCTCAATTGCGTCCTGGCGACCAACTCCGCGTAGCCACCTAGAGCGAAATTTCTGCCCCTGATATTGATCAATCCTTCATCGTCGATGAAACCGGAAAGGTAATTTTCGATCATATCGGAGAGCCGTTTCCTTGACCATCCGGCGATCACCGCCTCTTTCGCCCATTGAGTGAATAACTCTTCGGCGAACGCATATTCCCCCTCATCGAACTCTTGAATTGATTTTATCAATCGATTCGATGATCGGGAGAGATTCAAAAGAAGATCGGCAGACCGTTTGATCGACCCCGTCGCTCGGGTGAAATACGCGACTGTCGATTCAATGAATCTTCGTTCGGCATTGATCTGCGCGATCGGCGAAATGTGAGCTTTTTTCTTGAATCCGAGTATTGAGAGTGTGATCTTCGACTGTTCAGATCGAGTACGGTAAGCGGATTTCATCGCCATCTGCGTCCACCGCGCCGTCCGCTGATTCAATTCTTTCACGATCTTCGCCACATGATCTGATGCTCTGAGCGCATTCACCTCTTTATAGGACGAGATGCCGATCGTTGTCAATTCCCTTCTCAATAATTTCTCTGCCCGTGAATAGAGAACGACGATCTCTCTGACCTCTCTCTCAGGCGTCTCTAGGTTCATCGAGGTTCAATCATTTGAAATCATGAATCTTCGTCTCCACGTCTTCTTCTTCGTCTCTCTCTAGGTTCGATGTATAGACGGTCGGCTGAATGACGGCGAAATCAGATAGCCAGGCTTCGACAGCCGCAGGGAACGGGACCCGCGCCAGATATGCCGCGAGATAATCTTCCTTGATCACCCCCGCCTTGATCACGCCCTGCGCCTGAAGCCCTTTCCGCACGTCTTCATCTCTGAGATGAACGGCGAGATAATAGGCGAGTTCGCCCTGTCCCCTTTTCAATTTGAAAAGCTGAGATGCCGTGGCGTCAGCGAATTCAGGCGTCGAATAATCAGGGCTGTAATGGATTCGGTTATAGGCTTGAAGAAGTGCCCGTTCTTGGTAAAGCCCCGTCGAATCGAACGCGAGGAGCGTGTCCCACGCTGACGAATCCAACCGTTCCGTCTGAAAATACGAATCCGCTTCCGCGAGATCGACCCACCATCCGATTGCCATTTTAACCTCCCGGTTTTATCTCGTAGATTTTTCTCTCTCGCCTTACCTTATGGCGATATTTCAAAAGGCCCTTCGAGCCAAGAATCCGATCGATCTGCGTTTCAGAAAGTTCCCCCCTCAATGGCGGCACGATCAATTCGATGAAGATCGAACCGTCAGCGATCGCCTTCAACTGATTGATTGATCGTCTGAGTGTCTCATATTCGGCATCAAACTGATGCTGAACGGAGAAATAAAAAATATGATCGAATCGCTCCCCGGCCGGAAATCGATCAGTGAATCCGACATCCTGCATTTCGATATTGTCATTGATCAGACGGGCGACAGGTAAGACATTCACGTTTTTATCGAAACCGATCACCCTCGCTCCTTCTCTTGAAGCTCTGAACGAATGGTAGCCGAAATTACAACCGATGTCGAGCACCCGGGTATTTTTGAATTCCACATGAGCGATCGTATCCCATACCAGCGAAGAATTCGCCGCTTTGCGGTTATCCGGTGTCCACTCGAACGTCTGAAAGAAGTGAATCCCCTCAGCCCATCGTCTGATCTTTTGATCGTCCCATCGCTCGAACACTTCGACCTTCACGGAAGTCCGTTTAATGTGATCAGGGAATCTCTCTTTCGAGATGATCTCCAGGTGATTCGGCGACTGTCGCGAATCCTTCCACTTGATCACCCACCCGTAGAATTGATCATTCAATTTGACGAGATAAAACTGATGGTAGCCGCCAAGATCAAGGCGGCATGGCTTAAAGTCGAAGATATTCAGATGTGTGATCAGATTAAACGTGCCGATCATCCGACAGTTGAAGACCCGCGCATATTGAGCACAATTCAATCCTGCTTTGCCGAGACCCGTCGTGTATCGGGCCTTGAGATCGACGGAGATTTTCTCTTTCATCTCGCACACCAGAGATTACAATGTCTCCCGATTTTGACCGGATATTTCGCGATCAATTCTTGATTCGAGAACGGAAGAATCCCGCGCCCGTATCGATCGATCTCACCGATTCTGAATCCGGATTCTCTCAACTGATCGAGATATCTGTTCGGGTCGCCGCCCGATTCGATTATTCCAGGCGGGTAAAATTCGACCATCATGAGAGGAACGCGAGGGAGAGTTTTCACGGCACCGGCCAGCGCGCGCCATTCCGCGCCTTGAACATCGATCTTGATAAAAGAAATCTTCTCGATTTTATCAAAAAACTCATCGATCGTCGTAATATGGCAGACCATGCGTGATCTCTTGCCGCTCGGGTAAATTCGATGATCTCCCGATGATTGATCGTTGAGAAAAAGATTGCCGACGCCCGATCGGTCTGAGATCGCCATATTGATCGGGAATACGTTTTTGAATTCATTCAGTTTCACGTTCTCTGCGAGAATAGAGAAATTCTCCGCTTCAGGCTCGAACGCGAACACGACGCCTAGAGAACCAACGAACCGTCCGGCGATCATCGAATAATAACCGATATGTGCGCCGATATCGACGAACACATCACCTGGACAAATTATCGATGAAACAAGATCGGATTCGGTCTTCTCATACACGCGCTTCGTCTTGAGTCTCAGCACATCTCGGCGATCGAGATTCATTCGCGTGTGATAAATCGTCGTGATCATCTCTCTCTCTCTCGCACGATCACATAAAAAAACGGCTCGATCTGATGAATCTCGAACTCAAAATCCTTGAATAATTCCCTCAATGAATCTATTCTATAAACTCTCAGATGTCCGGGGTCGGAAACCTTCCGAGTCGGAGTCGTGAAGACCGCCGATCCGCGGCACACAGCCATAACATTTTCAATGAATCGGCGGTCTTCATGGACATGCTCGATCACTTCCGAGCAGACGACCCCGTCGAAGGTGCCCAAATGGCAAAGCGCCTCTACCCCGGCTACTGCGTGAAATTCGATCTCCGGGAATTGGTCTTTTGCGATGTCGATCGCGCAATCGGCGAAGTCAGCACCGTGCCACTCGCCCGGATGAAACTTCTTCATGATCGCCGTTGAATGCCCACAAGCGCAACCAATGTCGATGAATCTTTTCCCCGAGCCGAGAAAATCAGCGCACTGTTCCAACCGCCGCTGATGCTTCTCCCATTCAAGGTGCGTCCAGACTTTATTGCGAATCCAATGTGATTTCAGATATTGTTCGGCGTTCAATAAATTCTCCCCGAAGGCGCATAAGTTTTCAGGTAATGATGGCTGTAAAAAAGTTCTCTTTCGAGTCTGAGCTTCGGGTTTTTATACATCGCCGTCACGTCGGACGCTTCGAGGATATTTTCATATCGCGTCGTCGGCGCGACATGTTTCACCACATCAGGGTGAATCTTCATCTGGAGCCAGAGATCATCACAATTTCTCGGCTGATAGCGAAGATCGAATCCGAGAAAAGATCGCTCGAAGAGAATCACGACACCGACGAATCCCACTCTGACAGGCTTCGCGATCTTCCGAGAAGAGAAAAATTGGGTCTTTCCCCAATAAATCGGCCCATGAAACGTGCGCCCTATCACGCCGACAAATCCGCCTTTCTCCGCTCTCACCCGTTCAAGATCGCCCAAGAATCCGGGCGCGGCAATCAGGTCATCATCGGCGAGACAGATCAGATCGCCATCCGTCAAGAGGCCGAACGCCATGTCCATCTTCGTCCCAAGATCGATCGGCAAATTGAAGATGATCAATCGGCTGTCGCGACTTTTTGATCGGAACCCCCCGCCGCCGTCTATCAGCCAAAGGCTTTCGATCGGCTGTCTCAGCCAACCGTCAATCACGTCATCGAGCCGTGCGTAGCGGCGATAGCTTGTGATCAGAACCGAGACGGATTGTTTATTAACCATTGATCACCTGAGTCATCGATGCCGCAATCTCCCTTCGGTCTACACCAAATGCGTCAAGCACCTTGGCGATCACCTCCGGGTCCCGGCACATCTGGAGCCCTGGATTCTTGATTCTGAGATTATCGAGGTGGGCGCGGAAATCCGCTTCAGTTCTCAGAACGGGCCATGATTGTCCGCGTTTCAAAACCGACCAATTCAACCCATGTTTGATCACGCAGACTTTTTTCCGATCGAGAGAGATCGCTTCCCGATCGCCAGCGCCATCCCGCCCATGCGATCGAAAATGCTCTTTTTGAAATCGCGCCCAATCGCGATAAATCGATTTCGGAAATATGTGAGTGAAAAAAGGCGATGAAACGCGGGGATGATCAGGGAGCAGATATCCGTTCACCCTGTCCCAAACGAGCCGTGATTTCCAGCAAAGAACTTTCCGGTTTGCCGCACCGCCGAATTTTCTCTTCACCTCGGCGATCGCGTCCCGATGAAAGAGATCATCCGAATCAATTCGCGTGATCGAGATAAATCTCGTATCAATCTCTGAATATTGCTTTCTTCCGTTTTTTTCACAGATCTCGATCTCAGTCGGCCATGCGAATGATCGAATCAATTCCGCATTCCGGTCGCCGATCTGAACGAAGATTCTGAACGCTCGATCACTTTGATTCATGAGCGATCGATACGTGAATCGCTCGAATATCCCGAATCGCTCGATAAGCCAAGATTCCGAGAGAAATTGCCCTGGACGGTCATAGCCGAAGAACGTCTCAACGATGAATTCAACGGTCATTGATTCCCCATATCAGACCCGCTTTCTCTCTCTGCGCTTTTATCATCATGTCACGGGCTTTGTTTTTCCGCGCATCGAGATGCGTTTGATCTCTCTCTTCGCTATGATGATCGGGATGGAAATGATAGAGCCGCGCGTTTTCAGAGAGCGCGAATTTCCCCAACTTCACGGCGGCCCAATGAACCTCTTGGCACGCGAAATGATCATATTTCGGGCAGAAAAGGTGACGGTTCGGATATCGATTGAGGAACAGGGAGCCGATGAGCGAGATTCCTGTCGGGTGGAATCGATTGCCGATCTGCGTGAACCCCAGCACTCCATCATCATCAGGGAATAATGCCCGGAATTCTCTGATTGCCGTTTCGATCGCCCCCGCCTCAAAACAGATATCATCGACCGCGTATATCACGGCGTCGGTCGTTTTTTCGAGGAGAAGATTTCTCGCTGCCGTCTGACCAATTCTCGTCGGCGAATAATGCGGGTTATATCCTCGCCGAATCAATTCACGATATGACGCCATGTCGCCATCGACGAAGAGAACAATATTGATCGGCAATCGCGCCGCAGTTCCAGGCACCGATCTCACCATCCGGCTCAATTTCGCCAACCGCCCCCGGGTCGCGCAGATTATATCAACGTGATTCATCGTCTCATCCCTAGAGCGATCTTCTCAGCGGCGGTGACGCCCATGATCTTCTTCAATCGCCTTGACGCTTGATAATGTTCGATCACCGGAACGCCCGCGCTCCTCATGATATCAAATATCTGCGTGTAAGTCGCCGGGAGCGTTTCGATCTTCCATTCTTTTCGGCGTTCAATGATGATTTGTAGGTTAAATTGCTCTTTCCAGAACGGGTGAAGGCGGTTCATCTCCTGCCATGACCGAAGCAATCCCCGCGCCCGATCAGAATTTCTCACCCACATCGTTCCACCGAGCAACTCTCTGCCCCGAAGATAATGAACGGCCATATCCGCGCCCGTCCGCCTGAGATCATCGAAAACGAAAGGGAATTGGATGATCATGCCGTCTGAATCGACCCACACGACGTCGCGATCAGTAAATCGATCAAGACAATGGATAATAAAATCCGGGCGATAGTGGCAATTTTTCAGCCATGAGCCTTTCGATTCGATCGCTCGAAAATAATAATCAACCGCGAATTTTTCACATGACGCGCCGAGCCGCCTGATCTCTTTCTCATAAGGCGAATTGAGTGTGAAATATGAGACAAGAATCCATTCCCGGAGATGATAGTCTCTCAGGGTCGATCGAGGTTCATCAAGGCTCGATCGTCTCTCTCCGGTCTGATCAGTTCTATCGATCTCCGTCAATCTATTCCCCCCGTCGATCGTCGAATAATATCCCATCGATCGATCGAGACTTGGTAGATTTCGATGCAATCGGTCTCTTCGACGGCTTTGAATCGATGAAAAACACCAGCCGGGACATCGGTTGATTCGCCCTCTTTCAAAATGATTGTGTCAATCACTCCGCTCGGCTGCCAAATCATGATCTCCAGCCGCCCTTTGATCACGAAGAATCGATTCATCTTCGCGCGATGAACGTGCTCAGAGCAGAATCCCCCCGCGAGAATTCTCAGATAATGAATCGAGAAATAATCGGTCTCGACGACACAGACAGTCTTTCCCCAAACCTTTCCTTCGATCATCGGTGAATCCCGTCCATGAAACCGCACTTGAAACATCGAATCTGATGGGAGAATCCCCGCCGCCGCAGACAGATTTTCGCTTTTCTGATGAACCGCCGACCGCCGCACTTCGGGCACGGCGTCTCGCTCAACCTGAATCCTAGCGACTGAGCCGTCTCTTCAATCGATGGGCGTTTCAAATTGACGGTGGCGCTGGTGAGCGTTCGCATTCTCGATCTCTCCCATTCGCCGGGATGATATCATCGACCGCCGCGAAAGGGAAACATTTTAATCGGCTGTGAGGGTTGAGATTGATCACCGTAGAACCCGCGCGGGCGAGAAGCGGTGCCGTCTTCAAAAACGCCACGAGAAATCGATCGACCTGGTGAGGCAACTGTCGCACCGGATAACCGCTGTGGAAATGAGTCACCTGCCCCGCATGACTCATATCATAGCCGAGAAGATAGATTGGCGACGCGCCGAGAAGGTGAGCAATCTGAAGTGCGCCGTATCCGGAATTCGCCCCGTGATAGATTCCGGTTCTGAAGGATTTCGCCAACCCGATCGATGGCTTATGGAATGCCCGGACGTAATGAACCGATGAATCATAATTAAAATTCATCAAATCGACCCATGCTTTTATACCTTTGAACAGCGCATAAGCCCGTTTCACCTCCGGGCCGAGTGCGCCCTGAATTATCCATTTATAAAACCGATTGTCCATTGAAAACATGATCTGCGCCTGTGGCGTGAACACAAACGCTCGATTGACCGTGATGATCTTCTCGCCGTTAAGACGGGAGAAATCGAACCCTTTGAGCGACGGGCCCCCGCCGATCAGAAAACATCTTTCCCCGCGCCAATCACCCTCTTTGAGAACCTCGAAAATCGGTCGCTTCCCCCCTCTCGGCACTTTCCACGCGCCTTCGATCGCCATCTCTTTCTGCCGCTCTTGACAGATTTGAATCACCCGCCTAGAACGGGTCGATAGCATACGTCGATTGATTACGACCATTTGAAAAAATAGAGGGGGAGGTTTCCGC